CTCCGACCAGCGTTAACTAGATCAGCCAGAATAGCCGTTGTCTCTTTACCGCCCTCATCAACAACTGTGACCTTAGCCTCAGCAGCGTCTTTGTTATTGAAGTCATCGTTCTTTGCAACGCGGTCTGCGTCTTTTATTGACTGCGATAAGAATTCGCCGATGGGTAGCTTCTGCTCTTGACCCCCAATCGAAAAAGTTTCCGTGTCTGGGGTGGTCTCGAGGTTTAATTCGTATGCACCGTCTTTGCCCTCAGTAATAGTTACCAGAGCAGTAGGGTTCGCCTTCTTAGCTGCAACAGCCGCCTTCATCAGGCTTTCACTCATGCCGCCGAAGTAGTCACTGTCCCAGTCGATGTCCATCTCATCGCCAAACTCTTTTTTAAAGGCTTCCTGAGTAGGCTTAGTGTTCTCGTACTCTCTCTCCGTATTTCGAGGGGCGTACTCTTTGAGTTTTGTAACCTCTGGTTCAAAGATACCGCCGCCTTCGTCGAACCCAGTAGTCTTGCTACCGAACCCCATTTCTTTGTTGACCTGCTTAGAGTCTTGGTCATTCATCGGACGAACTACTGGGCCGCGCTCTTTCTCAACACGTCGCTTTCGTTCTTCCAATGCTTGCTGGGCAGACACGACATCGTAACTACCGCCTTGCGGCGTTAGCTTTTTTGCTGCCTCGATTGCTGCTGCTCGATTCTCTTCAGTCGTTAGCTCTTCAGAGACTATGCGCCCTTGGCTGTCTTTAACTACTACCGCTAGGTTGCCATCTTCAGTCTTAACATTGCTGTACCCAAGTGCTGCTTGGAGGATTGAGTCAGAGGCTTCGCCTGCGATTACGTCAGCGACAATCTGCTCGCTGGTAGAAACAATTGTTCCACGTCCAGGGACAAATGCTGCGTATGTTGGCGTGTCTGAACCCTCGACTTTTACGGGGGTAATAGTGTTCTCTTTTGCGCCGAACACAGATTGGTTGCCCGCTGACCAGACTGCTTGCTTGGAGCTGGTAGGGTCGTTCATTGCATCCACTTGAGCCGCTATATCGCTCTGCGCTTCGTTAGAAGTGTACCCGCCGAATATCTCGTCGCCGTACTGCTCTTCGTTGACTTGCTGATCAACCTCTGCCTGGCGACCTTTCTCGATGAGCTGGTTCGCTTGGTTAAAGACGCTACCTACGGTTCCACCAGCACCAGCCGCTGCACCACCACCAAAGAAGCCTGCGAACGCAGACTGTGCCAAGCGCATTTTCGCGTCTTGGGTGGTGTAAGTATCGTCCATATCCATACGGTTGAGGACACCAATACCTTCTTGCGCAACTTCAGTAGCACCTTCCATAACGCCGCCTTTAAGCGCGGTGCCACTAATATCTTTTGCTAACTTACCGAACAGTGATCCTTCTTTGACAGCGCGCTTCTTAGCAACGTTGCCAATTAACTTCAGCATGCCCGCTTCAGCCCCAACACCTAACAAGGCTTGCGGAGCAGCAACAAGGGCTGCTCGTCTTGCTGTATCTGCATTGAGATCTTGCCCAGCTTCAAGGGCTTCTGACAAGTTGCCGCCAGCTAGTGGTACGTACTCTGATGTACCTGCGCCGACAAACGCGCCTGCTTTAAATACACCCCAAGCGGACTGTGCGAGTTCTCTTTCTGCGGCATCAGCTGTCCCGTCAGCGGTGTTCTTCAGCGCATCTTTTACGATACGGTTAGCTACAGCCTTACCGCCTTTGCTGAGTGCTGTCTTGCCAAGAACAGCTGTGATACCACCGATACCGCCACTTGCTATGCTGGATACAGCAGGGGCGAAGAGCTCGCCCGTACCTTTACCGACCTGCATGAAGAAGCCTTCGATCGTTGGTTCGTTGTAGAACTCTTCGAAGGACTCCATTGTGGAAACGGGAATAGCAGCTTGGGCTTCTTTGATCCGAGCACGACGGACATTGTCCTCTGCGGCCTCTTGGTCGCCAGTAAGCGTATTGAACAGTGCTCCGAAATATTCGATGTCTGCATCGAGGGAAGCACCGCCCGATTTGCGGCCCGCGCTAAATGCTTCTGTCAAAGACTCAGGGGCAATTACACCAATTGGGTCTTCAACATTGCCTTGCGCTATGTCCCTGTTACTTGGGCCACCATCTGGTCCTCGATCTTCGGGGAGATCGAAAGTGCCGTTGTTGAGGAAAATCTCGAATAATTCAGGCTCCACACTTTATCCCCCGTTCGCTTTGCGGGTGTTGTAGATACCAATGCTTAGTGCGTTCGCGTACATCTCAGGTTGTAGATTCTTGAGGGCTTGCAAACCGCCGTCTTCATTCAAGATGTTACCGTCTTGGTCTGTGTAGTAGATTTGAGTCGCCTTCGATACACCATTTTCATCAACGCCAGGGTCGTCGACTCGTAGTCGGCTTGCATCAAAGTCAGCAGGATCTACCGCCTCTTCGACTTCGTCTCGACTAATAAAGTCAATTACTGACTCTCTAATCCTACCTGTAATGCCTCTACCGCCGGACTCTTCGCCAGCCATAGCGGCTATGGTTAAACTTAAAGTGGCACCCATTCCTGGCATTGCGTTAGCTATTTCCTCGTCAGTACGGTCACTTTGCTTCAACCAAATGTTAAATTTGTTGAAAGGTTTGCCTCGGAGGAATTTCGCGGCAGAGTCATAGTCGAAGTTTTCCTCGTCTCTTTCTGGCCCGAAGAAAACATCCTGCGCCCCAGCAAGAACGTCTGATGCTTCTTTATTTGCTGCGTCGTTCCAAGAGCGCGTTGTTTTCGCCATGTCACTACGAAGGTTATCGTACCTATAAGCACGATCAGCAGCGCTATTCTGTAAAGACAGCTCGTCTTTGCGAGTCATGCTCGGGCTGTTTTCTGTGTTATCAAATATGTTAACCATCTCCTGCGTCATACTTGCTCGGATGGTAGCGTCTGGCGAAGAGGCGATAATGGCTGCACGTGCAATTGCAGCGTCTTTAGCAGTGAGGCGTTTAAGATCTCGGATCTCTTTAAGACCTTCTCGTCGTAGTTTGTCAGCAACTTTCTGAACTGTCGCTTGATCAACCTTAATAGTCCCGTCGTTAACACCTTCTGCAATCTGTTCTGTTGTTTTGCCTGCTGCTTGTTCCGCTACAGCATCTGTCGCAGGGTCCGCTGTGAAGAGAGCTGGCTTGTCTTTATCAAGGTAGCCGTCAATCATTGCTAGCTCCGCTTTGTCTTTCAGCAAGCCATCTTTCTCAGGGGGCGGAGTTTTAAAGTTAGATAATCCCGCTCTGTTTTTCTCAGTAGCCGCTATCCGCTGTACTAATTCTTCTCGCCACTCGTCGAGCTTAGGGCGGTTTCTTTTCTGCATCCATTCTTTAGGTTTTTGCGCTCTCGGATTCACTGCGCCGTTACCTTCGATCGATAGAATTAAACGGCCTGCCTTTGTAGTACGGTCAACGGCCTTCATGTCAAAAGCTGCTACCGCGGGCTTTTGATCTGAAGTAGCGGTATCAGTGTTAGTGGCTTCGCTATCATCAATCTGAGCGGCCTCTGCTTTAACAGTTGTTTGCGGTCTAGGAACGCCGAGGTCATCACCGATTGCTTGAGTAGTTTCTTTACCGCCTTCAGCAATAGCACTCTCGACGCCTCTGACTAAACCAACGTTCCCTGTCTGTTTTGCGGTATCAACAACCTGCTTCTCGTATTGCTTCTCTGCTAGAAAATCGCTCTGCTGATCGTTAAGTGCTTGCTGCTTTGAATCCGCATCAATCAGATTTAGATTGGTCCGCATTACAGTGGGATCAAACTTACTTGTGTTAGTCGCAACTTCGCGTTGGAACTGGGTATTCGCAAGTCTACCCAGCTGGCCAGGAGCAAATCGAACTACGCTTGATTCAGACCCACTCGATCCGTCTTCGGTCACCACGCCTTTTGAGCCGTCGGCGTTGGTAACGGTAATGGCGTACCCACCACCGTCAAGTGCTTCTACGCTGGTTGCTTTTGAGCCTTCAGGTAGGTTCCCGTACTGCGTGGCGAAACCCAAAACAATTTGCTCTGCAGCGCCGAATCGATCACTACCTCTTCCCGCAGCGATGTCTGCATTTATCTTGTTGTAATTAAGGCTCATGCGGTCTTGAGCAATGTAGCCGCCAACATCTAGTGTCTCGTAGTACCTATCGTTAGTGGCTGTTACAGCTTCTATTCCAGCTTTTTTAGCATCCCGAGCTTCTTTAGCGTTTAGCCGAGTGTTTTGGTCTTTGTTATACACATCATTGATGTTGAACTGGCGAACGCTCTCGTCGTACGACTGGTCGTACTGGCGCCTCTGCTCGTCGAATTTATCTCGATTGAGTTTGTTAGTCGTTCGTTGTTGATTGAACGCCATTGATGTCTGCGCACCGCCTAAAATACCTTCTAAAAGGGACATAAAATTCTCTCTTTAAAATGCTAGTGCCATAATTGCCATCGAGCCCAACGAACCGAGTGTGCTGTACGTCTGAGCTTTGGAAGCAGCCTTGGCTGAGTCATATGCGTTCTTTCTTTGCGTAGCGTTCGCTGCCGCAGAGCCCATCTGGTTTAGGGATGATCTATTCACGCCTTGGCCTATATTGATTAGATCAGCGAGTTTTCGCTGGTTTAACTCATCCTGTGCAATCGTCGCGTCGTTGACCGATTGGATCGCGCCGAGGGTATTAGCCCGCTCTAGGCCGCGAGTTTGCTGCTGAATTTGAGCGGGAGTAAGTTGCGCTCCGTAACGGCTAGCATTACGGTCAGAAATGCCCTGAGCCAGCCCTGATGCAATACCTGCGTTCTCTCTTGCAGATTCAATAAGGGACGTGTCAGTTTGCGACTCTTCGATCATTTGTTCCTCGAAGTCGCGGTAGTTGTTCACGTAATCTAAATATTCTTGTCGAGTTATGTTTGCATATGTTTTGTCAGGGTCACTTACGGTTGGCAAGCCTAACCCATTCGTACTACTCGTAGAGAAGCTGCCTGGGTTTACAATGCCAAGCCCTTGACCTCGACCTATCTGCATTGCGCGACTTGCATCTTCTTTCGTCACGCCTATCATTGGATTTGCTATAGTCATCATCCGCCCCCAAAGATATCTGAATAACCTAAACGGTTACCAAAACCGGACACTTTATTTCCAGAGTCATCCACAGGACTGAAAAATGAGCCTTTGACTGTCTCTGGCGCGCCTGGCCCCGCCTGTCCTTTTGGCATAGCGCCTTCTTTTGTGCCTTTAGTGCCCATGTTGCTTAGACCTTGCGACAACGCGGCTCCCGCCACCTGGCCAACTGCGGTCATCTTAGCGTTAGCTACATCCTGCTTGTTCTTCGCTCTACTCAGGGCCTCAGAGGTGGAAAGGTTTGCGGCCTGAGCCATGCCAGATTGGGCGTCTGAGGCTTGGCCTCTAGCGGTACCCAGTACATTCATTTGCTGCTGGTTTCGTATCTCTTCGGCGGCTTTATCCGCAGCGCCCAATTGCCCCTGATAACCTGTTGCCAAGCCTTCGGCACCCTGACCAGTTAACGACTGTTGCGCTAGAGGGCCGGTGGTAAGCGCCTGCATAGTGTCGGCATTAGCCCGCCCGCGCAGTTTTTTATCAACCTTGTCAGTCAGCGATTCATCTCGCATCTTTTGTAGCAGCGGATCGTACTTCTCTTTGAAGTACTTATACTCAGCCATCGCAACAGAAGCCGACGCTTTCTCGCCTTCTGACGCTTCGTAATCTTTTTGTTTTGGTTTGCTTCCCATTACACTTCTCTCGTATAAACAATGGTGTCTAATTCCCAACCTTGTGAAAGTATGTAGTCTTTCAGCTCGGGGACTGCTGACCTGACTTCCATTTTTACAAAACCTTGTTGTCTTGCTTGCCCAGCAAAAAAATCCTGGTGCTTGGTTACCAGGTTCATGCCTCGCTTATAGGCCCAAGCCAGCCAGATCAACATTGTTCTCTCCCCAGTAAACGTGTCCGTTTCGCCCGTTGTCACAACAAAACCATGTTCTGTTGTCCATAACGTAGCTGCTCCAGACTCGCATGCTGCGTACACATCACCTGGTGTAAATGTCAGCATAAGATTAGCGTCTAGAATTTCTTGTATTGCTGGAAGCACCCACTGCGCATTGCAGGTGATGTCCGTTGCAATAGGGTCGCTAACCGCCCATGCCATATCTGTTACGTCTTGTGCGCCATGCGCCTGAACTTCCACCATATCGAACCTTCCTGGCTACGCCTGTGTCCGCGCCTCGAGCCTTACGCTCTGCGTTTTCTACACCTTGGCTGAATAATTGGCCGTACACGCTCGCGCCTTGTAGATCCGACCAATCTTTATTGGGAATCCGCAGGAGTCTAAACAGAGCGCCGTTGATTATTGTGTCTCGGTAATCGTTCATTACGCTGTCGTCGCACGCCGTGCTTGTGTGGGTCGGCTTCAAGACGGCTCGGATAATTGTGCTTGAAACGCTTGTGACAGTAGGTACGGGGGCTAACCACACTAAAGAAGGGCTCTGCTGAACGTAGTATTCAGGCACGCCATTACCTTCTCGCCATTTGGGCAGGCGTTGCTCTAAAAGTGCCGATGTAAGTGGTTCGATGTCTTTGCCCGCGTGGGTCACCCACAAAATCCTCTGGACCGTCGTGCCTGCTGGGGCCTCGAGGTCATACTCGTAGATATTTGCGACGGTGGTTAGCGGGTCAAGCTCGGCTTGGTATGCGCTAGCTTTTTCACACAGCTCGATAACCGCTGACCGAATATTATTCTCAATCAGCGTGTCAGGGCACCCTGGAACCATAGGTAGTATTTCAGGGAGTAGCGTCTCATAAGAAATCGCCATTTTTTATGCTCCCATAGGGGCTCTTCGTTCCATATTCGGGTTGGTTACCGCATCGATTTGGCCCTTACCTGTTACAGAAGTAGTAAAGAGCTGGAAATGGCTTGAGGCGCGCTGCTGGTTACCAGCGTATTCGGCGTCCTTCATATAAGCCATGTACAACACGTAGTTCAAAACGGCATTGGCGAAGATATCGGGAATCGATAAGTCGCCGCCCTGCGTGACAGCAGTTGGGTTAGAGCTGTAAACAATCTCTAAGAAAGCGCTACCGTTAACTCCAGGGTACACGTAGAAGTTTCTCGGATTTTGCTCTTCGTACACGTAATGCTTAATGATATTTGTGTGAGCTGCGTCTCCAGATACTGTGGGGTCATGCCAGTCAGGGGTTTGACCATTCAATACTTCCGCGTCGACAAGACGTACCGCGCGCTTACCTGTGCCGCCTGACGCTGCTGACATGTTGCGCACAACCTTTAGAAGGCGGTTACCGCCAGAAGGGATAGACTGCTTCGTGCCGGTGGCTAGAGTAATAGTCTCGTTAGTCGCACTAGCGTCTGGCTTCAGTAAAGCAATCTCACGCTGTGCGTCGTTAATCCACAAAACCAACTCGCCAACAACTGGCCATCTGACGCCCGTAGTGTCTTGTAGTACTGTCTGTGCTCTATCAATGACGCTTTGAACTGTTACTGACATCGTGTTTTACCTATGAGTTAAGTATTGATTCCCAAGCGGCTTCTCGGGCGTCGCTGTCGATCGTTGTGCCCATCGCTTTGTTTACTGCTGTAGCTTTGGGGTAACCATCGGCTTTGAAATTCTTTGGGTCACCTTCGTCCATCATTTTCTCAAGGCAGGTGACTAAATCTGCGTCTGGTTGTACAGCTATCTGTACTTCCAAGACTTCTTCGAACTCAGCAACCTCGGCTGCCTCTTCTTCAACATACTTGGCGTTGTATTCTTTAGCGCCCATCTGGATCGCTAACAAGCCTATTTCGTCTGCAATTTCGCGGGGTACACCGGCTTCGAACAACACGACGGTTCCGCCAAGGGTTGCCACTCGTAATGGCTCACTGCTTACAATCTTCATGATTAATACCTTAAAAAAGAAAGCCCCCTCCGAAGAG